CGCCTCGCTGTCCTGGAACACGCGCTCGCCGGTCTCGTCCACCATGGAGCGGACGACGAGGCGCGCGCGCGCGTTCTCGGGGTTCGGCTCGAGGCGGTCACCCTTGCGGATGGTGTTGCTCGCCTCGTACGTGTCGCGCTCGGAGCCGGTCAGGCCGCGCATGATCACGTCGCCGCCCCACTCGGGGACGTGGACGGTCTCGGTCTTCGTGTCGTTGGCCTCGAGGATCGCGGCCTTGCTGACAGTGCTCATGGTTCTCCCCTGGTTGTGTTTCAGATGGACGCAGCCGTCTCTCTGGCGGCTGCGACTGCCGCCGCGCGGACGCCCACGATGCGGGGCGCCACTGCAGGGCGGAAGTACGGGTGCGACTTCTGGCCGACCCATGGCTGACTGGCGTGCCCGAAGACCGGGTGACGCCACTTGCCGTTCGACGAGTCGCCTTCCATGTGCGCCGGCAGGGTTTCCTGTCCGGCGGGCATGAGTGCGGGATTGACCCAGAGGCGGACCATGGTGTTCCGCGAGCTGGTGCCGATCCTGATCTTCGTCGCCCTCGCGATCGCCCGCCGGAGCCCGGTGTGATCCGGACCCTTGGCGGGGATCGCGAGGGCGTTCGCCTTCACGGCGGTCTGCATCGGCTTCACCGCGGCGACGATGTTTCGCTTCATCGTGCGGCGTAGGCCTTTGCCCTCGGACCCGGCGGCGCGCAGCTTCGCAGAGACGCGGCTGAGCTCCTTCGTGCCGGATACCGAGATCAGCATCAGGAGTCCTTACGGAATCGAGATGTTCTTGACCGGCGCGTTGCTCGCGGCGAAGCTGACCGTGAACTGGCCCAGCTTGGTCGTGTCCTCGTCGATCGTGCTCGTGAGCACGGTGACGGGGTGAACCTGCATCTTGTAGGTCCCGCCGCTGTGGTCGCCTTCGGGGAAGACGACGATGTTTCCGACCGCGCCGTCGGTGAACAGCGTCCGGGCGTCGTTCGACTGGCTGTCGGCGTAGAGCATCAGCGACGAGTCGTCGAGCGTGGTGCGGCCGGCGACCTTGCGGGTGATCTTGCTACCCAGGTCGGGAGCGTCGACGGTGGTGGGGCTCGTCGAGAATCCGGACACGCCGCCGTCGACGATCTCACCGGTGAGGTCGGTGCCGGCGTTGAGCTCGGACCGGGTCGGCGAGTTGACGTTCGCGATGGTCGGCACCCAGTAGACCTGGCGGATGCCAGGCGGGAGGTACCGGACGGTCTTGTTGAGCGTGGCTGCGGCCATTGCGGATCACTTCTCCTGTTCGTGGTCGTCGGCTGGCGCGCTGCCCGCCGGGTCACCGTCAGCGGGTGTGCTGTCGGTCGTCTGGTCGCCGGTGCCCTCGGCGTCGGCGGTCGGTGCCGGCGCACTGGCGGCGATCGCGGCCTCGAGGGCGGCAGCCTCGTCGGCTGCGGCCTTCGCGCGCGCGTCGGCCTCGGCCTTGGCCTTGGCCTCATCGGCCTTGACCTCGGCGTCGGTGCGGTAGCGCCAGCCGGACCGGCGGTAGAAGTCGACGGCCTCCGCGTCGACCCGTACGGGCTGATCGGGAAGGTCGTCGTGGACGAGGATCACTTCACTCATGGGGTTACCTCCGCATCGCTTCGACGTGGACGCGGAAGTCGGCGACCACGGTGAGTGCATCTGTGATGGATGGGGCGTAGTCGGCCTGGCCGACTCGCGCGCGTATGACCGCGCCGCCGAGACGCGAGTCGAGCTCGAGGGCCGAGGCGATCGCGTTGTAGATCGTGAACACTGCGTCGCGCAGCGCCTTGATGGTGCCGTTGCCGGCCCAGGATGAGACCTGGCAGGCGATCTCGTACGTCTCCATGTCGTTGACCGTGGAGAGGCCCATCTGGTCCTCCACGGCGCTCACAGCGGCCTCGCCGTTCGGGCCGACGTAGCCGATGACCACGAGCTTCTGTTTGTCGAGCGACTGGGGCGGTCCGTCGCTGACCTGCACGTCCGCGGCGACTGCACCCTGGGCCAGAGCCACCAGCGCATCGATCGCGCCGGGGATGCTCGAGGCGGTCATCGCGCGACCACGCCGGAACGGACGACCTTGCCGCCGTAGATGCCGAGCAGCTCGCGAACCTTGAACGGCAGCGCGTAGGACTCGCCGCTCGCGCCGCGAATCCACTCGGTGTCGCCTGAGCCGAGGCCTGGGCGTCCGGCGCCGGCGTTGAGCTGCGAGTTGCGCCAGAAGTGCTGGGTGAGCCACTTCGCAGCGAGCGCGTAGTTCGGCGGGATGTTCGTGCGGCCGGCCTGGTAGGTGAGCCGCACGTTCCCGCCGACCGGCGCGCCGTTGGCGCCCGAGGTCGGGATGACGATGACGCCGCCGAGCGAGCGCAGCTCCCAGCCGGCGAGCCCGTTCACCGGGTCGGCCGGCGGGATGACGACGGTCGATCCGTCACCCGGCAGGTACGTCACCGTGGTGATCGAGGCGACCGGGTGCGTCCCGGTGAACAGGACGCCGCGGTTCTCGACGATCGTGGCCTCATCGGTGACCGTAAAGGTCCCGATGCTGCCCTTGATGTCCTCGATGGCAGCGCAGGCCGCGTCGAGAACCTCGCCGAACTGGGTGTCGTCGTCGGTCCCGGTGAGCCGGCAGAACGCCTTCGCGTCGGCGAGCGTCAGCCATGAATTGCTCACGGTCACGCCTCGTCGTCGCTCGAGGTCTCGTCGGGCGTCGTCGTCCGGCCGCGCCGGTCGGCCTTCTCGAACAGGTCCTCGCGACCCTTGACGATCTCGTCACGGTCGCCGAACGTGTCGCCCGCCAGGACCGTGACGGTCTCGGTGTGGAACGTCTCGCGTGCGCGGAGCATGGCGAGTCCTTTCGTCCGTGGAGTGCAGGGGTGAACGGCCCGCCCGCGCCGGGGATGTGCGAGGGCGGGCCGTTCGGCTCAGTGCTGCGAGGTCAGAGGACCTGCAGCAGGCGCAGCGCGTCCGCGACGATCACGGCAGCGCCGGTGCGCCAGTAGGCGTACCAGCCGGCCTCGCCGGTGGGCCGGCGGTTCGCGCCGATCACCAGGGGGTTGTACTGGACCGACATCCCGATCCGGTCAACCACCTTGTAACCGCGCTTGAAGTCGCCGGTCACCAGGATGTTCTTGCCGGTCGTGATCGCCGAGTCCATCTCGCTGGACTCGTTGATCGGCTTGCCGATCAGGTGCGCCGGCGTGTCGCCGCCGAGCTCGACCCAGAACGAACCGGACTGCTGCCCGGACCCGGTGGCGAACTGGCGAATCTTGTCGAAGATCGCCTGCTCCGCGGTCCACTGCGCGTTCCGGCGCCAGCGCGGCTTGAGGCCGTTGCGGACCGCCCAGACGTCACCGATCGCGAAGGTGGCCGCGGTCGCGGTCTTGATGACCGAGCCCGGGACCGCAGCGACGCCGGTGATGCAGCCCTGCATGTGACCCGCGGCGCCGTCGCCATGGGTCATCTCCGCGGCTTCGAAGTTGTCGCGGGCGTCGGCGAGCAGCTCACCGAACGAGGCCGCGACGTTCGTGTCCTGCATGGACTCGAACGAGGCCTGCAGGTAGGCGTCCGCCTTCACGACGTTGACGACCGGCTGCGCGAACGTCGGCGAGCCGTCGACGGTCTCCACGGCCTCGCCGCGGTAGCCCGCCGTGACGCCGGCCGAGCTCACTCCGTGCCAGGCGTTCGTCGAGATCGTCACCACGTCGGCGAGCTGGCGCCACGGGTTGGTCGAGCCGGCGTTCGTGAGGATGATCGTCGGGTCGAGCATGAACGGCACGAGGAAGCCACCGGCGGCGCCGGACCCCTCGTTGATCGCGCGGTAGTGCTCGTCGGCGATCGCCAGCGCGCGCTGCGCCTCGGCGTCGAGCTGCCAGGCCTGACGACCGGTCAGCACGGCCTCGAAGGCGCGGGCGTAGTCCTCGGAGCCGGTGAGCAGCATGTGACGCGCGATGCGTCCGTGCCGGTCGTTGCGGCGGACGAGGCGCTCGGCGCGCGCACGCTGCTCCGCGGTCAGCAGGTCGTCATCGACCTGCTCGATCGCGGCGAGCGCGCGCGAGTGCAGCCCCTCGACGGCCAGGCTGCGCGAAGCGACCTGGTCGAGGTCGGCGTACGGCTGCACGCGGTTCATGACCTCGGGGCCACGGCGTCCGCTGCCGGACTCGAGGCCCTGACCGCTCGCGACCTGGCTGCGCACGCGCTCGAGGGTGGCCGCGCGACGGGCCAGCGGCTCGCGCTCGGTGGTGAGCGTGTCGAGCTCGGCCTCGAGCGCGTCGAAACGCTGCGTGGCGTCCTCGTCGAGGTCGCCGGCCTCACCGAGCTCGATCAGCGCGGTGCGAACCTGCGGCAGGCGCTCGTCGATCTCGGCGAGTCGGGTGGTGGTGGCAGCGTCGCCGTTGACGTCCGCGCCGAGGATCGGCCAGATTGCTCGGCCGTCCTTGCGCAGACCCACGGCGCGCTCGCCGGTGACGGGGTGGATCGGGAATCCGTTCACAGCAGTCCCTTCTGGTAGAGGCGCGCGCGTACCTGCTCGCGCCGCATGGTCTTCGGCCCGGAGTGCTCACCGGTGGCGGTGGGCGCGTCTGCCGAGGCGGGTCCCAGGTCGGGAGTGCCGGTCGAGGTAGAGCGGGCCGAGGCGCCCTCGAGGCGCGTGGCCAGTGAGCGCAGGCGCTCGAGGTAGGCGCCGCGGTCGATGTCCGAGGCGTCGTCGATGTCGGGGTCGGGGACGCCGAGCATGGACGCGATGACCGACTGGGCGAGGTCGAGCGCCTCGTCCGTCCGGGTCAGTGCGTCGACGATCGGGTCCAGTGCCGCGTCGCCGTCGGCGAGGTTGGCCAGGATCGCGGAGAGCAGCGTCGCGTCCGCGTCACTGAGCGTGCCGAACGCGCCAGCGCGGACGCCGACGATGCTCGCGTCCTCGTACGCCGGCAGCGGCGTCGGTCCGTACTCGATCAGGCCGATCTCGTGCCGGGTGACCGTGACGAGCTCGCCGCCGCGGGCGCGGAACGGGCCGCGCGCCGGGTCGGAGCGCAGCATCCGGCCGGTGAACGACTGCCCGCAGATGGAGCCGGACCGGATGCCCTCGAGCACCTCGTCCGCGAGCGGCGTCGCGTTGTAGCGCGTGACCGTCAGTAGGCCGCGCTGATCGGTGCGGACCTCGAGCGGCGTGCCGATCGGCATGGACCCGCGCTCGCTCGGCGTGCCGTGCAGCGTCATCCCGTGGTTGAAGAAGACACGGAAGTTGGTGCCGCGGTGGGCGAGCGTGCGCTCGAAGGCGCCTCGGTGTATCTGCTCGTTGTAGTGGCCGTCCTGGTCGTGAATCTCGACCGGGATGTTGAAGACGGCCGCGTAGGCCTCCACGGTGCGTCCGTCGCCGCCGGAGCGGATACGGAGGTCGTCGAGGGCGAATGATCGCGTCTGGACGCGGCTGGGAGCCGCGGAACGGTGTGTGGCGGTCATGGCTTCGGCCCATTCCCCGGCTGTGCCGGCTCGGTCGGCTGTGTGGTGTCCTGCGGCGGCTCCCCTGCCAGCCCCGGGGGCTGTAGCTGCACCGAGAAGAGACCGGTGTGCTCGAGCCCGGAGAAGTCGCCCGACTGGACGGCCTTGACGACCGTCTCGGG